ATGACAAACAGGTTTGTGTAGTAGTACTCGGGCGCGCTGTCGGTCGTGCGCTTTAACTGCAACTTGATTTTCATTTGTTCTCCTATGTCGGCTTGGAGCCGTTATTTATGCGGTGACGTCAACGCTGTATGTGCCACCCTGAAACTCAATTTCATAGGTGCTTAACTCGCCAAGCGATGCGTTAATTACTGGAATGCTTGACAAGTAAGTGTCAGTCAAAATAAAACCAGGGTTAGTTGCGCTGTCTGCTGCGCTTGTTGGGTTGACTTTGATCGTGCACTTCGTGCCGAGCAATGGCGCCAAAACTGCGTAAGACTTACTTGCTGCATAACTGGCGTAAACCGTCAGCGTACAAGAATTCGAGAAGAGGCCCGAGGTCATAGTGCGGGATGTCTGGCCAAAACTCGTATCTTCCAGAGCTTCCGCGGTGACAACCAAACTGCATGCAGAAACTTCTGTGGTGATGTCAACAATGGTGCCGATGGCGGTGCCAACTTTGACTGTTGGGTTTGAGAGGTAAGTGGATGACATAATTTCTCCTTAAGTTCTGATCTGATAGTAGATGATTTGTATTCGGTAGTTGTGGATTATGCGGTTTGGGCTTCTATAGCGCAATCAAGGTCGTAGCACGGGTACAACGCACCACCGATCTCAAGACTTGACGGACGGCCAGCCATGACAATTATTGACGAGCCAAGCACGGTTGCCACGATGCTCAAGATTGATCGAAGCACCGGCAGACCTGCAGGCCCAGAGCCAATAACTTTGATCGGGAACTCGAGGCGCACGATGTTGCCGTTGCCTGCAAACGTGGTGAAGTTTGGCGCGTCCAAGTACACGCAATTAGGTGCAAGTTTTGTTGGGTCGTTGACAACGCGCAAAGAAGTGACTGCGGTCAGCGTTGCGGTGACATCATCAATCGCTTCGTTAAACAGGTCGGTGTACGACATTAGGCAACCGCTGGACGAGGGATTCCAAGCAGTTGCTTGACAATCGGGGTCAGGCTTTGCTGTGGTGCCGAACCCATGCCATCAAACGTGGCGTAGGTTGACTCTATTGAGCCACGGGAGCGCCACAGAGCCGAGCAATACATCAATGTGGCCAAAGTTGCGTCACCGCCAGGAGAGGTCGTTAGGGAGTCAATGTAGCCCGATTCCTGACGCCTGCGATAACAGAACTGGTTGCCAGCGGATACCGATTGCGTAAGCAACGTGTAGTCATCAGATGGGTTTGTGATCGTGATGCCAAGGTAAGACATAACCTGCGCGGCGGTAACCCACGTGCAAACAGGCTCATAGGTAACGGTGCCAGAAGCTGCAACACGTTCAACATCGCTTGCGGTCTTGGCGTAAAGCACTTGATCAGCAATCGGTATCTGATAGTCGTACAACAGGTCGCCCTGTGTATCAACGCCTAGGAACAAATACTGCGGAAGCGCCCTTACGACATACGAGCCGTTAAAGGTCGCATCCACCGATGCAACGACGATTGAACTGCCGACTGCAATCTCTGATGGGGTCAGAAGTTGCAGTACGGCAAAGTTGTCAATCAGGTACTTGTTAGTAACTGTGTATGTTGCCATGAGCGGTTAGCCCGCTCTCGACTAAGCCTGGGTGATCTTGCGGATCATTCCAGAGATCGCGGCGAACGTGGATACGTAGCCATGGAAACTCATGTTGCGTCCCAAGACTGACGGCTGTTCAACGCTCATGAGGCCACGGATTGATTCGTAGAACTCGTAAGCATCGCCAGCACCTTGACCAACGCGGGTGATGATCATGGTCTTGGCAGCAAAGTTGCTGTCAACTACCAACTGCAAGCCGAGTGGGTTGCCGTTCCATGAAGATGCCTGACCGCCACCAAGTGCGTTCTGACCGGTGAGGCCAGCGCCAATGAATGGGAATACTGGACGGCCAGTTGTGTCGGCAAGTTGTCCAAGTTGACCCCATACGTCTGGGCTTACGAACATGTGGGTAGGTGTCCAGTTGCGGTTTGATGAAATGTCAACTGCAGAGTCATAAACAGACTTCAGCAAGTCGGCTACGGTTCCGTCCCAAACGCCTGACGAAGTTGCTGCGGTAAGCAAGTTGTCTGCAGCCAAGTTGTCAGAAGCAATCATGTATTCGCCCATGAGGTCATTCAAGATCAACTGCATTGCTGCAGGCGATGTGAAGTCAATGTCCTGAACTGACAGCGTTACTTGACCAGCAAGTGTGGTCTTGCTGATTGAGTTTGATGCGATCACCATGGTTGTTGCTGATGCTGAACCAAGTTCTGATTGTGATGCAACGCTGGTGTGCGTGGTGATTGTTGGACGGATGAACGTCTTTGATTGTCCGCTGTCTGGGTAAGCGCGAGCGCCTACAGCATCGACTACTGGACGCAAGAAGTTGAGGTCTTGAACCAATGGCCCAAGTACTGGAACTGGCAAAAGACCAGGTGTGTCAGTCGTAAGCACGTCACCTGCAGCTGCCTGCAATGCGGTGCGCTTTGACGCGCTGTAATCAGCAACTGCAGCGTTCATGTTCTTGAACGTGTCTCCACCGATGTGATAAGCGGCCATGAACTCGCCTGCGGTTGGCAGAACAAACTCTTTTTTGGCTTGTGCGAAAATTGGTGCGGTTGGGATTGTTGCCTCAACTGCTGGAACGGTTACTTCTGACATAGGTTCTATCTCCTGTTCTGGGACTACTTCTTCATTTAACACTACTTCTTCGGGCTCTTGGTGGATACTCGCAGCAACGGTGGCGATGTTGGCCATGTCACCGAACGCACCGATCGGAACGAGCGACAACTCTGTCCATTGAGCGGCTTCAATGATCATGGTTCCCGCTTCGTCGTATGAGAACTTGGTTGGGTTTACGCCCACGGATACTTGGTCAATTGTGCCGTCTGAAGCCATGACTAGCGCGTCGTTTCCAAGAGCGGTAGCGCTAATCTTGGCGCTGAACATCATTCCTTGTTCTGTGTCTACGCGCTCGGTGACAACTCCAACTGGCATTGAAGCGTCGTGGTACATAAACAAGCGTGGTGCTTTGCCTTCGACTGGCAATGAGCCTGGGCGGAAGATCACTTGGGTTCCATCCGAAACTGTTGCTGGCACGTTGTAAGGAACTGCGGTTCCCGAGATGGTGCGTCGTGGCGCGTCGCCTTTAGCGGCGTCAAGCGTAAAATCTCCTGCGATTAATTTGATCATGATGCGATCTCCTCTTGCGTGTTTTCATTTATGTTTACATCTGTTCTGTCCATGACATCAGCCATGAAGTTCTCTTCCAAGTATTCGTCGGCATCAAACTCCACGTATGTTCCGCGTGGTAGCACGTTGTCCATTGACAAAGCACCAGCGATTGCGTCGGCATACAATTTCACACCAAACAAATACAGGTCTGCTCGAGCCTGCTGTGAAGACTGGTATGAGTAAGCGCCAGTAGCAACACCAACCAAATACGGTGGCACGTTTGCCAAACGCGACATTTCCAAAGCCTGATATTGCGATGCTTCGATGAGCAACATTTTGTCAGGCGTTGAGTTGGTCTCGGTGTACGACAAGTATTCGTTGAGCGCTGCAGTCTGGTTGGTTGCGCGAGCCGCATTGAACGCCGATGCTAAATCAGCAAGTTCTTGCGCGCTAAGTGGTTCGCCACCAGTTTGCTTAAGCACGCCAGCAGGGATGCTTGACGATGCGTTGCGATTACGAGCTGCTTCAAGTTTGAGCGCAGTCTCAATAGCGTTTGGTGCGGAATAAATCAAACCTTGCGCTGGAGACAAGAATTGCACAAGGTTGTAAGGGTCGATTTCGCCACCTTGGAAATACACTTGCGATGACGGTGCAAACCACACAGGGCCAGCCATGTCAGTCGTGGTGACTGAGCCTGCAGGCAGTCGAGTGAATGATGCCGGATAGCCGTCGGCGGTGCGTGAGGTGATGTACCAAAATGCGCGCCCAAACATCATCAAGTCATCAAGAGTCCACGACATCAAGAATTGGAACGAGACAGTCGGGTCTGGTCGGCGTATCCATGAACGTGGCGCGATGTACACCTTTTCCATGTCATCGCCATTCCACATTTCGTTGTACATCTTCAACGGCATTGAGCCAATAACCGAAGCCATAAGATCGCGCGCACGGTTAATTGTTGGCACGCTGATTGCTTGGTTGCGTGCTTCGCCTTCGCGATATGTGTAGTACTGGCCGATCATGTTCACGCCAACATTTGACGACGAGTAACCAGGTGCGAAGCCACCAGCTGCAGCCGCCTTGTTTGGCGCTGGGCTTATTGCTGCTTTTTTGGTTTTGTTAAAGATCGCCATAGATACCACTCTGCCATATAGGTGGCAACCGCACGTGACTAATCCGATTCCGACAAAAGGCTAGAGCGTGCGGTCGCCGACGAGAATGTTAGTGGTTAAC